GGTTCCGGCGAACTATAAGATCGTCGCCAGCACGGAAGACGTGCGCGTCGCGGCGTTCCACGTCGAGGGCGAGCAGACGTGGGGCATCCAGTTCCACCCCGAAGTGTACCATTCGACCGACGGCACGCAGCTGCTGAAAAACTTCGTCGCAGGCATCTGCGGCTGCAAGCAGGAGTGGACATCGGAGAGTTTCGTGGAAGCCACCGTGCGCGAACTGCGCGAAAAGCTGGGCGACGACAAGGTCGTGCTCGGACTTTCGGGCGGCGTCGATTCCTCGGTGGCGGCCGTGCTGCTGCACAAGGCCATCGGCAAGAACCTCTATTGTATTTTCGTGGATTCGGGCCTGCTGCGCAAGAACGAGTTCGAGGACGTGCTCGAATCCTACAAGAACATGGGACTGAACGTCAAGGGTGTCAAAGCCGGCGCGAAGTTCCTCGGCGATCTGGCGGGCGTCTGCGATCCCGAAACCAAACGCAAGATCATCGGCCGCGACTTCGTCGAAGTGTTCAACGAAGAGGCTGTCCAGATCAAGGACGTGCGCTGGCTGGCGCAGGGGACGATCTATCCCGACGTGATTGAATCGGTGTCGGTGAATGGTCCCTCGGCTACGATCAAGTCGCACCACAACGTCGGCGGCCTGCCTGAGAAGATGAACCTGCGGATCGTCGAACCGCTGCGCCTGCTCTTCAAGGACGAAGTGCGCCGCGTGGGACGTTCGCTCGGTATTTCCGAGCAGCTGATCGGCCGTCATCCCTTCCCCGGACCCGGCCTTGCGATCCGGATTCTGGGCGACATTACACCCGAAAAGGTCGAAATCCTGCAGAATGTGGACAAGATTTACATCGACGCCATGCGCGATGCGGGTCTTTACGACAAGGTGTGGCAGGCGGGCGCGATTCTGCTGCCCGTGAAGAGCGTGGGAGTCATGGGTGACGAGCGTACCTACGAAAGCTGCGTCGCGCTGCGCGCCGTGACTTCGACGGACGGCATGACCGCCGATTGGGTGCACCTGCCCTACGAGTTTCTCGCCAATGTGTCGAACGACATCATTAACAAGGTCAAGGGGGTGAACCGCGTAGTCTACGACATCTCCTCGAAACCGCCCGCAACGATCGAGTGGGAGTAGGGACCTGTGAAGGGTGAATACCCTGATCGGAGGTGAAATGCCCTGACGATAAAGCCGCCCCCGGGCGTGCGGAACACCCGAGAGCGGCAGTCAATGGAAATCATCTTTATTTTACCAAAAGAAAGGAAAAAAGTCAAATGGAAATCAGCAAAATCAAGGCAAGAATCACATTTTTTGAGGAACTTCTGGGTACGTGCAGCGGAAATAAGGAGCTGCACCGGGAGTTCATCGCTTCCAAGGCTCCCGACGCCGAGAGCATGGAAGAGGAAGTCGCCGCAATCGGCGTGGACGGCATGATGGAGAAATCCATGACGGTATTCCCCCGGGACGAGAACGGGCAGCCGTTCCTGTATGACTACCAGATCAAGGGCTTTTTCAAGGATTCCTGCGGCGTTCTTCGGAAGGTTCCCGGCACAAAGGCCAGCAAGATCAAGGCGTACAAAAAGGAAATCGACGGCCTCCTGTTTGTCTCCCCGAAAGATTCCCCTGGACCTGAACGGCGGCGAGATTGGCGTGTGTGAGCGCCCCCTCCGGGCATCCACGGCGCAGGGTGAGCGGATTGCCCTTTCCAGCAGCGAGACAGCACCGGCAGGGACTTCCATTGAGATTCAGATCGATTGCCTGACCAAGGACATGCACGATCTGGCACTGGAATGCCTGGAGTACGGCAAGCTTCGGGGTATCGGCCAGTGGCGAAACAGTGGGAAGGGACGCTATACATACGAGCTGATTTAAGGCGCAAGGGCATAGCGTGGATTGGCCTCGCTTAGCAATGGCTTAGATATGAGATGCGTTGCAGAGGCGTGGCCAAGCAACGAAAAGCGACGCAATGGCTCGGCAATGAACAGCAATGATAAGCATCGTAGCGGCATGGCAAAGCATCGAAATCCTACGCAATGGCTCAGCACAGCACAGCTTGGAAAAGCATGGATTTGAAATCTACGGCAGAATGCCGAAATTGAAAGGAGTTATTTATGGCGAAATATAAGTGTGGGGATAAGGTGCGGATTGTGAGCAAGAACCCAAACGCTATCGGATTCACCGACGCGATGGAAAAATACCTTGGCAAGACCTTAACCGTAATAAATGTGTGGGAAAGACCATATGGACTTTCCACCTACAACTTCAAAGAAGCAACAGTTGGAAATCCTTCGATGGATCTTCCTCGTAAAGTTTCCCATTGGAACTTCGCTGAAAGCTGGATTTCTGGCCTTGCCGAGCCTGAGCGGGAACCCTGCACCGTGGAACTCCGCTTTGACGGGATGATTACCACGGCCACGCTGAAACGGGGAGGGCGGGACGTGAAGACCGCAGAAGCCCGGTGCAATCCGAAGGATATCTTCAGCAGGGCGGAGGGCTCAAGGGTCGCCGTTGAGCGGCTTTTTGAGAAGAAGCGCAAGGAGGACAAGCCAAAGGAGAAATCCAAATGACCCCCAACGAAACAACCCAGCTTCGCACCATGGCGGAGATGAACCGCCGGTTGCGCCGGGAAAATGAGCATCTGCGGGAATCCCTTTTGCTGGAATCGAAGGAAAGCAAGGCATTTGACGACGAGAACGTGGAGCTTTTCGACGTAGTCCACCGAAATCATGAGGTCAGGGGGTGATGGTATGGCAAGCAGGAATAAACCCGTGGATGCCCGGTGGGAGCCGGTGCCGGAGAACCGGAAGCCGTTCAGTATCAAGGAATGCGTTTTCCGCGTCCTCCCCTATGCGGGGCTGAATCTGGTGCTTTTCTGGTGGCAGCAGGCCGATTTGCTGGCAGACAGGGCGGCAGTTCCCGCAATGTGGGTGTGCGCTATCCTGATGGGCGCCGGTATCGGCCGGTGCATCAGAGGGCGGTAAAGGATACACATCTTAAAAACAGGAGGATTTCTAATGTACGATCCAAAATCAATTTTGCAGATGGCAAGGGGCGCGTTTCAGGAGCGCGTGGATTTGGAGATGGCGAAAGTCATTGATAATATCCTTGACCCCAACACCAAACCGACGCAGAAACGAAAGCTGACGCTCACAATCGAGTTTACACCGGACGATGATCGACAGAACATCGGCGTCAGTGTTGCGGTAAAATCAGCACTTGCGCCTACTACGCCCGCGAGAACAACCCTTTGGGTTGCTGGGGATGACAGCACTGGAGAGTGCCAGGTTGTCGAAATGGTGCCCCAGGTTCCAGGGCAGATGTCCATGGACGGAGAAGAGCAGGAAGCCCCCGCGTCTCTGAAAATAATTAAAATGGCCTGATAGGAGGAAAAACAATGTTGAAAGAAGCAATCGAAAAAATTCAGGAACTATGTGCGCCGCACCTGTTCACGTCCGGGAACCATGATTTTATTGCGGACGCAGAAGGTGGCTATGCCGAGGTGAAGCCTGATCTGGAAATTGTAGATAATATTCAGCTTTCCAGCCTCGACGCCATGGTAGCGTTTGTAAAAACGGAGGCGGTACAGAGGTACAGCACCGTTTATATCACGATTCCCGATCACAAAACGGTAAAGTGCTTCACCCACCCATCTGCGGAGCTGCGTAACAACCGCGAGTACCCGTATACTGCCAATGCGACCGATGTTCCCGGCTGGAATGAGAAGGTGTCCTTGCCGTTTGAAGAGGCATTGATCGCGCTGCGCACAAGATTCCAACCCACGGCGGATACGGAGTATGCCTTGAAACTGCTATCCGATATCACCACTGGAAGCAAAGTCACGTACAACGACAATGGCGTTGCTACCAGCGTTGTCACCAAGAAGGGCATCGACCTTCAATCCAATGCGTCCATCCGACCCATTATCAAGCTGCGGCCTTACCGCACGTTCCAGGAGGTTGAGCAGCCGGAATCTCAATTTCTCATTCGTATCAACGAAAGAAACATTTCTTTCATTGAAGCCGACGGTGGCATGTGGAAGCTTTCCGCCCGGAATACGGTAAAGAAATACTTGGAAAAGGCACTGGAATCCGAAATTCAGAGCGGGCACGTCGTGGTTGTTCTTTAATAAAAAGCCGCCCCCGATGTTACAGCACCGGGGACGGCAAGCGATATAAAAAATCTCTACCATTTGCAGTATATCAAATGGAGAAAGGAAAGTCAATGGATGATGTTGGTGTGAATCCGGATTACGATTATCTGTACGATCCCCAGGCAACGGACAGCAGCATTCCGGTGTGCATCTGTTGCGGGAGAACCGTGGGACACAGATACTGGAAAATCCGGGACGATGCCATTTGCGACCTCTGCATGGACAGCCGGGAGGAATGGCGGGAGATTTCCTATGATTGAGGTGGATTATGGCGGATAAAAAAAGCTGCCTGTGGTACGAGAAGGCCACGGCAAGCATTTACTTCCCCGAGGGTCATGTGTGCTGTGATTTGTGCCCGTGTATGGAAACATACGCCCGGAAGCAGTGCCGGTTGACCGGGGAGTATCTGCTGGATACAAGAGCAACAGTTGGGTATGAATGCCCGCTGGAATTTAAGGAGGAAGACAATGGCGAGAATGTTTCGGTTCCTGACCGCTGACGAAATCGAGGTCAAGGTCAAGCAGGTCAAGGAAAATGGCCTGGTGTGTCTGCTGTACAAGACGGCAAGGACGGACATGGACTTGCTGGACGAGACTGTAGGGGCGGGCAACTGGACGAACGACTACAAGGAGATCAAGGGCAATCTGTACGCCGGTATCGGGATTATCCAGGAAAACTGCGGCATCCAATGGAAATGGGACTGCGGTATCGAGAGCCGGGAGGACGAGGAAGGCAACCAGAAAAAGGGCGAGGCAAGCGACGCTTTCAAGCGCGCCGGGTTCCGCTGGGGTATCGGCAGAGAACTTTACACGTCCCCGTTTGTCTGGATTCCCAGCAATAAGGCAGAGATCAAAGCATCTTCCTTCAACGGAAAGACCCGGTTCAACTGCTACGACAAGTTCAGCGTTGAGAAAATCGCCTATGACGAGAAGACCGGGCGGATCACCGGACTTGCAATCCGCAACGATACAAAGAACCTTCGGGCGTTTGTGTGGCAGCAATCATGACGGAGTTTACATTCACAGAGGCCAAACTGGAAGGCGGCTGGCTGATGGTCAAGCCCTCCCGTTCCGAGTTGGGCAAGGCAATGGCCTTTATCCGAAAGATGAAGGCCGCGCCCTATGATCTGGCCTTGAAAGAGCACCGGGAAAAGCGAAGCCTGGACGCAAACGCCTATGCATGGGTGCTGATTCACAAGCTTGCCGCCGCTATGGGGATTCCTCCGGTAGAGGTTTACCGGAACGCCGTTCGGGGCGTGGGAGACAATTACACGCCCATGTGCGTCCGGGAACAGGACGTGGAGCGGTTCACACGGAGCTGGCAGAAAAACGGCCTTGGATGGCTGGTGGACAGCCTGGGCGCGTCTCAGGTGCCTGGGTGCCGGAACCTGGCGGCATACCACGGCTCCAGCACCTACGACCCCAAACAAATGGCGCGGCTGATCGACAATCTGATACAGGACTGCAAGGCGCTGGACATTGAAACCCTGCCCCCGGACAAGCTGGAACTGCTCAAGGAGGAATGGCGTTGAGGAAGGACACCAAAGCGAGGGATTTCACCCGGGGCGAGAAAATGGCGATTGCCGAGCGGGACAGCATTGACGGCTGGACGTGCTGCTTATTCTGCGGCGCTCCCGCCCCTGCCCCTCTGGCATGGAGCAACGCCCACTACATATCCCGGGCGCAGGGAGGGCTTGGCATTGCCCAGAACGGGCTTACCCTCTGCCCCAGATGCCACAACCGGTACGACCAAACCACGGCAAGAATGGAAATGAGGGCGTATTTCCGGGAGTACCTGATGGGCATTTATCCCGGCTGGAACGAAAACGATCTGATTTACAGGAAGGAGAACACATGAATAATTGTCAATTTGTCGGGCGGCTCACCGCCGACCCGGAGCTGAGAAGAACCCAGGAGGGGACGGCGGTTTGCTCCTACAGTCTCGCCGTCAAGCGGCCAATGACGAAGGATGCCACCGACTTTCTGGATTTCGTCACATGGCGTCAGGGGGCTGAGTACCTGACGCAGTACGGCCATAAGGGCGACATCGTAGCCGTTTCCGGAGCGCTGCAGGCCAGAGACTGGACGGACAAGAACGGGAACAAGCGTCGGGCATTTGAGATAGTGACCACAAGCGTTGAGCTGCTTCCCAGCAAGCGCAATTCTCAGGATACCACCAATACCGGGACGGCGCAAAACGCCGGATACGGGCAGCCCAGCGCCCCACAGCAGGCGAGCCGGGGCAACGGATACAGTCAGCAGGGGTTCGGAGGGTATCAGGAGATCGCCGCAGACGACCCCGCCTTGCCGTTCTAGGCCGGAAAAATCAATCTTTCCCTAAAAAGATTGACAGTATAGTTTGCATTCCCCTTGGCGGTGGGAGGTAAAACCGCCAACTCCAAAGGAAGGAGCGAAAACGTGACGATTGAATTTACGATTCCCGGCGTTCCGCAAGGGAAGGAGCGCCCCCGCTTCACCCAGAACGGTGAGACATACACCCCAAAGAAAACGAAGGACTATGAAAAGCTGGTGGCATGGGCATACCAGTGCGAAGCCCACGGGGCAAAGTTCACCGGCACTATCCGGGTTGACATTGCGGCAATCTACCCCGTCCCCCATTCGTGGAGCAAGCGCAAGCAGGCCGAAGCGATTGACAATCGGATTCTTCCCATGGTGAAACCCGACTGGGACAACATAGGCAAGATTGTGTGTGATGCTCTGAACGGTATCGCCTACAAGGATGATGCCGCTATCACAGACGCCACAGTCTGCAAGCGGTACGGCACCCGCCCATGCGTGGCGGTTCGCCTCACCGGAGAGGAGGCACCCCGTGACACAGTGTGAGCGTATCCTGCGGCATTTGCAAGACTATGGGAGTATCACTCAGGCCGAGGCTGTTACCGAGTACGGCTGTTACCGGCTGGGTGCAAGGATCTGGGATTTGAAAGCCCAGGGCGTTCCCATCAAGAGCGAAACCGTCACCGGGAAGAACCGGTACGGGGAGCGGACGTGCTTCGCGCGGTATTCGCTGGAACACACAACCGGAGTGAGGTAGCACATGGCAATCAAAAGCGGACTTGATTTCTTTCCGCTTGATGTTTGCTTGAACAAGAAATTTGAACTGATAGAAGCAGAATATGGCTTGACAGGATTTGGTGTAATCGTTCACTTGCTGCAAGAGATATACGGCAAGGAGGGTTATTACATTGAATGGACAGAGGAGGTTGCGCTTTTGTTCGCCCGAAGGTGCGGGCTGGGTGGGAGCGTCGTTTCCGAAATAATAGAGGCTTCTATCAGACGAGGGATGTTCGACAAAGAGATATATGACAAGTATCACGTTCTGACTTCACGGGGAATTCAGAAGCGGTACTTCGAGGCAGTCAGCCGCCGTAAAAGTCTTGAAGTCGATTACAACATCCTTCTGGTCGAGTGCGCCAAAATTTGCCCCAATGTAAACATTTCAAGCAGAAATGTCAACATTTTCTCAAAAAATGCTGACATCCGAAGACATAGTAGAGTAGAGGAGAGTAGAGTAGAGAAAAGTAGAGTAAAGGAGAGTATAGGCGCGGAGCCGGACGCCGCCTCCACGCCGCCGGTGTGCCAGATCATGCTGAATGATAAATCCCTTTACCCTGTTTTTCAGGCTGACGTGGACAAATGGGCAGAACTCTACCCCGCCGTCGATATCCTGGCAGAGCTTCGGAAAATGGCCGGGTGGTGTGACGCCAACCCGTCCAAGCGGAAAACCAAGGGCGGGGTACAGCGGTTTATCAATGGCTGGCTTGCCAAAGAGCAGGACAGGGGCGGCGCTGGGTCAGCACCACCGGTTAGGCGCTATGGGAAGCCTGATATTCCTAAGGGAGCGTCCGGCGAGCTGGGGGACGCTGAGCTGGAAGCCATACGGCAGGTTCTGGCGGCGGGCGCAGATGAAAGAAGGGACGCATTATGAGAGAAAAACCCGGCCAGTACATCGATTCGGAAAGCCCATTTTGCAGAAACTGCACGCGGGACGATTGCCCCACCAACGGGGACGGCTGCAAGGCATGGGAAACGTATTTCATCGATAACTGGAACAAAAACATCATGAGATCAATCGGAAACCACAAAAAACAACGCCAATTTTTTCGGTATGAACACCCGGATTTGGTGAGAGAGGGGATTGTTTTTGAGAATGAATGACTTGGAGCAGATGGCAATCGAGCGTCTGAAAGCCGCCTCTGATATGTCGCTCATGGCGTATCAGCAGCCTTTGGTGATCTGCATTTCAGGCGGCAAAGATTCCGGGGTTATCACCGAGCTTGCGGTGCGTTCCGGCATCCCCTGCGAGTTCCAGCACAACCACACCACGGCTGATGCCCCGGAAACGGTGCGGTTTGTCAGAAGTGAGTTCAAAAGGTTGGAGGAAAAGGGCTACAAATGCACAGTGAATATGCCGACTTACAAGGGGCAGAGGGTGTCCATGTGGAGCCTGATTCCACAAAAGCTGATGCCTCCCACCCGGCTGGTGCGGTACTGCTGTGCCGTTCTGAAAGAAACAGGTGGGGCAGGACGGTTCATCTGCACCGGCGTTCGCTGGGCTGAATCTGCATCCAGAAAAAACAATCGTGGAATCTACGAAAAATTGGGCGCAACTAAGGATAAAAACATCATTCTTGCCAACGACAATGACGAAAAACGGATGCTTTTTGAAAACTGCCGTTTGAAAGCAAAGCGGGTTGTGAATCCTATCATCGACTGGGCAGACGAGGATGTTTACGGATTTTTGGAAGATGCAAAAGTCCCGATGAATCCGCTCTATGCCGAGGGACAATGCCGTGTGGGATGTATCGGCTGCCCGCTGGCGAAAAGGGAAAGTCGAGAAGCAGAGTTCGCAAGATGGCCGAAGTACAAGCAGCTCTATGTGAACGCATTTGAACGGATGCTGGAGGAACGCAAACGGCGTGGCAAGCTGGATGGCTCGTGGCGTATGGGAACACTCGCAGAAGATGTGTTCCGCTGGTGGATGGAGTACGATGTGCTACCGGGACAGACCAGTATGGAGGATTTTCAGTGAGCAAGGCGAAAATGTACGGCTGGTTCAAGCCGGCGAAGCGGAATTGCACCACGCCCCGGTGGGGGAAAGTCCCTCGGGGGAACAAAGGAAAACGGAAAGGAAATGGGAAATGAAAAATGAGCTATGCACCAGCTGCAAGTACCGAATTGCCCCGGGTGGATGGGCGGCTTGTGATGGCTGCATTCACGATGAATGCCTGAAAGATCGGTATGAGCCGATGACCAACGCCGACCGCATCCGGAACATGACGGATGCGGAGCTGGCAAAGTTACTCAGCACCGGGACGTTTATTTGCGAGGGGCTTAAAGATAATATCTGCGAGAATATTCCGGGATGCGAGGAATGCAGGTTGATATGGCTCCGCTCCCCGGTGGAGGAAAGCGAGAAATGAACCACCTAGGCGATATAACCAAAATCAACGGTACAGCTGCTCCCATTGTTGACTGTATCATCGGCGGGAGCGCCCCCCCCGACCCCACAGCGGCCCGGGAAAAAGACGGGGCTG